ATCTAGGGGCCCGCCAAACCTAAAAAAAAAACCGCTCCACCAGCGGAGCGGTTGAAAGGTAAAACGCCCTTGCAGGCGATTTGTGGGCGCGAGAGGGCTCGAATAGCACCCCTCGATGGGACCGCCGAACCGAATAAAAAAACCGCTCCATCAGCGGAGCGGTTGAAAGGTAAAACGCCTTTGCAGGCGATTTGTGGGCGCGAGAGGGCTCGAATAGCATCCCTCGATGGGACCGCCGAACCGAACAAAAAAAACCGCTCCATCAGCGGAGCGGTTGAAAGGTAAAACGCCCTTGCAGGCAATTTGTGGGCGCGAGAGGGCTCGAATAGCACCCCTCGATGGGACCGCCGAACCGAATAAAAAACCGCTCCATTAGCGGAGCGGTTGAAAGGTAAAACGCCCTTGCAGGCGATTTGTGGGCGCGAGAGGGCCCGAATAACACCCCTCGATGGGGCCGCCGAACCGAATAAAAAAACCGCTCCATCAGCGGAGCGGTTGAAAGGTAAAACGCCTTTGCAGGCGATTTGTGGGCGCGAGAGGGCTCGAACCTCCGAACCTCACGGAAGCTACAATCAAGCCCCGTGATACCACACTTTTTAAGCGGTTTTCACTGCTGCGTGATACAATCTACTTACGGTTGCCAGACCTATCGCGAAGCCCGGTTGCACACACAACTGGCTTATTTATTTTAATGCCTGCTGCTGGCAGCCGAATCTATCACGGAGGTGTGGCGTGCCAGCGCCTAAACTTAATCGCGGCAAGATGATCAAAGCGGAACAGCTTTTCGATATGCTCTACAAACCTTCAGAGCTGGCGGAAGAGCTGGGTGTTTCTACGGAAACGTTGTACCGGAGTTATATTCCGGCGGGCGCACCGATAACCAGGCAAGGCGGGATAATTTGGATCAACGGCCAGGCGTTTTACAGGTGGGCGGCGCAATCGGTGGCGACCACCAGACGGGGGAAGATTAAGCGCGAGCTGGCGCCAGGCGAGGGGTATTGCCTGCGCTGCAACCAGGTAATAGCGATGGGGAATATCAGCCGAAGACCACACAGCCGGCGGTTGAACATCGTCCAGGTATCGGGAATCTGCCCGGTGTGCGGCGCGAAGGTCAATCGGCTGGTGAAGGAGAGCGCGTCATGATCCACCGGCAGAACTGGCTGGACGTGAAGACGTACGTTCAATTTCAGGTCGAGGTGATGCAGGTGGACCCGGCCAGCGCGAAGGCTTTCTGGAGCCGGCTGCGTCATCTGATTGTCTGGGCGGACGATAAACCCTTCGCAAAGGCTGGGAAAATCCGCCCGACTTTTCCGGCTTATATCGAGGGACGCACCACGCGCCAGGGCAAGCCCTTCACCGCGGCGGGACTGGATGCGATCTACAAAACGACGCGCAATTTCTTTAGCTGGGCGAAGGTCGAATATCCCACGCGGTACAAGACCGTGGAGCAAAGTTTCGTGCAGAGCCTGCGCACGTCGCGCGCGCGGAGCGAGGCTGCAGTCATCCACAAGCGGGAGGTGTACACCCTGGAGGATGTCCTGAAGCTGGTTTCCGTGCCGGCAAGCTCCACAGCGGAAAGACGGCTGCGCGCAGCGGTGGCCTTCCTGTTCCTGAGCGGAATGCGCGTGGGGGCTTTTGTGACGCTGCCGATCAACTGTGTCAACCTGCGGCAAAACCAGATCATCCAGGACCCTGGCCAGGGGGTGCACACGAAGAACTCGAAAGCGGGCGTGACGCACTTGTTGGGATCGATCCCGGAGCTGCTGGACATCGTGGAGGAGTGGGATCAGGAGATTCGCGCGGCGTTGCCGGGCGACGCGTATTGGTACGCGCACCTGGACCGGTTTGGGGAGCTGACCACGGAGAAGCCCAAGGGGAATCGCTACAATTCACGGCACGACTTCCGGGACAGCTTGGTAGCGCTGTGCGCGCGGGCCGGCGTTGAGTACCTTTCCCCGCACAAGCTGCGGCACGGGTTCACGGTGTACGCTTACAAGCGCGCAACCACGCGCGCGCAGACCAAGGCGGTCAGCCAGAACTTGATGCACTCGGACGAAGCGACGACCGACCGGATTTATGCGAAGCTGACGGACGACGACGTCAAGGATATTATTTCGAGCCTGTGAATCAGCAACCTCCGCGGACAGCCCGCGGAGGTTTTTTTATAAAAAGTTGCAGCGAATGATGATTTCTGTGTCATAATACTAGAAATAAATTTCTAAAAGGTTAAGCAGAGAATGAACCATTCCGGCATCGAAATCTGGCAGGGGGATTGTTTTGAATTGATGGGGAAGATCGCGGATCAGTCCGTGGATGCAATCATCACCGACCCGCCTTACGGGACGACCCGGCTGGAATGGGATCAGAAGATCGACCTGGCGGCCTGGTGGGAAGCGGCCGGCCGGGTAATTAAACCGAGCGGGGTAATCGCCATGTTCGCCGCGCAGCCCTTCGCCACGGACCTGATCAACTCGAACCGCAAGTGGTTCCGCTACGAGCTGATCTGGCGCAAGTCGCGAGCGGTGGGCTTTCTGGACGCGAATAAACGGCCGCTGCGGGCGCACGAGAATATTCTGATTTTCTCGCGCTATTTCAAACGCTCGAACGACGGCAAGCGCGCGGCCAGCACGTACAACCCGCAGTTCACGCTTGGGAAGCCGTATAAAAAGAGTGGCGGGTTGAATCACACCGCTCATTATGGAAAAGTGATCGAGCAGCCGGCCAGGGAAAACGACGGGCGCCGCTACCCGGTGGACGTGCTCGATTTCGCCAGCGACAATAACGCGCGGTCGCTGCACCCCACGCAGAAGCCGCTGGAGCTGGTGAAGTGGTTGGTACTGACCTATACCAATGCTGGCGAGCTGGTGCTGGACCCCTTTGCCGGCTCAGGGACAACGCTGGTAGCGTGCAAATATGAAGATCGATGTGCAATTGGTATTGAGCAATCCGAAAAACATATAAATGTATGTTTATCTCGCTTGGAATGAACTGCTCTTGCCTAATCAAAAAAAATTAGGCAGATTCGGTTTCATTAATGGTTTGTTTACATATCTTCAAGAATGCTGACATTTCTTCAACAAGGTTAATAACACTTCTCATCACTTCGATGTTTCTCTCCCAGAACATTCTGTCTACTAATTCCTCGGAGGTTCTATTGAACTCTAATAAGATGTCTACTAATTCCTTATCGCGAAAGGAGAAAGAATTCGAATTTGTCTTCCCTGAATACTCAGAGAAAATTCGTAACCGTACATCTCTGAGCGAATCATCAGGAACTTCTACATCATAGGATTTACTAATTGGCAATAACCTGTGAAAGGCTTTGTTCCTTACTTTAGCTATTTGGTCTTTATAATCAGATAATTTAGGCTTTTTAATTTCTGTTGCCCAAGGCAAATTTTTTAAAGCTGTCGAGAATCTATATTGATAAAGAAATGTGCCAAAAAGCAGAATCGGTTTTAAATCACTAACTTGTACTAAAAGCCTTACGATTTTCATCGCATCATCTGTGAAGTTGTAGGCTATTCGCAATAATTCTGTTGTAAGAGGTATTTCTAGATTTAATAAATCAAAATTAGTAATTTCATCTTGATATTTAATTAATTGGTCTTTCAAGGGAAGAACTAAACTATCTAAAAAATATACAGTATCCGGATTAATGGTCTTTGGAATTATCAGTCGAGCATAAGCTTCCTTCTGTAAATTACCGAAGGAAGTCATCATTGCCTGTCTTAGTTTTAATTTTTCAACATCATTAGTGGTACTAATATTTGATTCGATATATTGCCAAATTTGATAAGTCTCATCGATATTTTTTACATATAAAACACTATTATCAAGCATAGCTAGTTGAGGTAAAGAAGAATTGAGAATAATTTTAGAAATTAATTGATGATCAACTGAAGATTCAAATATTAAGCTATCATCAATTTCGCTTATTAAAATTAGAACCAAATCCCCTAGAAGGGCTAGTTGTTTTCTAACAAAATCAGCCAGTGGAATAATATCGATAATTCTTGAATCGTTTCTTGCTATGAGTGAGTAATCTTTATTAATAGTTATACCGGATAAAACAAAAACATCGGTCTCGGTTACTTTATTTTTATCAGCTAAAATTCCTAGATAGTATTCACTTTTTTTTGTCCTCGCTTTATTATCTCTGAAAGGGAAGGAGTTATTTATAAGTAAATATTTGTTATTTAGTCCCGAAAATGATGACATTTTGGTAGACCAATCAGTAGAAATCAGGAATTCATCAATTTGAAATAGAATTTTGGAAATAATCGTGTCCATTTTTCCCTCCTAAAGCTTTTGCGAATTCATTGCAGAAAAAAATCTTACATCATTTCCTTTGCAGCAATTTTCGTCAACATCTTGATTATTCTGGGACCGAGTTCCTGAACCAAGTCGAATTGATTGTCGGTGATAGGCTCACCATGAATCCCAGGCGATACAACTGAATAGACCGTACGAATCGAATCAACGACACTCCTCGGTAACGATTGGCTTTTATCGAGATCGTTGAGGAGACCAATACCAGATTTTCTTGGTGGATTTTGATGATAGACGGATTTCCAAATATTTTTAATCTCTTTTTCTATGTTGAAACGAATCGTGAATAGGTAAATCACCCGGTTATCTGCCTCAACCAAGTTTTCCACTTGATTAGAGACTTGCCCTGGGTCGGTTCCTAATCGACTAATCACATCCTGTAAGGCATTTTGAAGTTCTTCTCTGAGGAAAGGTAATATCGAATCTGGAGGAGAAGAATAAAAGTTTGTGCTTGCACTTGCCGTATTTGAATTGGAATTACTTATAAGGAATTCTTTTAACTCACCGACGGTTTTTTCGATTTCTTGTTTTATACGAAAACCAAAAATATCGACCTCTGAAAACAACGGAACGAAAATTAAAACAGTCCACGCTAATATAAGAATCCATTCAAGAAAGTCATCACCAATTATTGGTTTCCAAAAGAAATTCACGATTAAAGTACAAGATAAAATTGATGATAAACATACCCACCAAATCATTTTAAATTTTTCGGAAAACTTCATAGTTGTTTCTCCAAGAAAAAATTTATTCTGAGTGAAAGCAAAACTTAGAAATCATCTTGGACTTCTTCAGATTTCTTAGCTATTTGTTCTTTTTTTTGAAAGGGACATAGGCCGGCGGCGGTCAGCCCCAGCACCGCCAGGCCGAGCGCGGCTAGGAGGATGCCGGCCAGGAAGGAACAGCGCGCGCCGATCAGAAGGAACACCAGGCTGAGCAGCAGTGCGGCGAACTGAATAGTAAATAAGTACGAAAAGGATGTCCTTCGCTTCATCATTTCTTGAGTGAAAGTAAGGTGCTTTCGTAAGCCTTGGCTTTCGTTTCGTCTAGGTCGCCATTGATCTGCACCAGGATATTATCTTTGGTGAATACCCATGAATCAAAAGCGGCGCTTTGTTCGCCGAGCGCGACATAATAATTTTGAGTGGTTTCCAACCCAACCGGGTCGGAAAACGCGAATATACGACCGCCGCAATCGGAACATAATGACGGTATAAAGAAATGCGTCGTATCATCCGTCATATAAGGTGCCAATCCAAAATCTTCTCTCGTCATTTTGGTTGGATTCGTAACTTCCAGCCCTGCATCTTCAAATGCTTGGATAACTTCGGCGGAGGTCCACAATGCAAATTTTGGAGTGGCTGTGACTTCAGGGGTAGCTGTTACGGGAACTGGCGTAGCTGTCACTACCCGTTCAACTATCTGTGTGACAATTACTGTTTCCTTCACGATTCGGGTTACTTCCACTTCTGCGGGTATAGCTTGACCGCAACCGCCTATAAATAAGCTGGTTATGAAAATAGTTTCAAGTAGATGGCTGATTTTTTTCATGCGGCCTCCATTATTTTCCTCTTCCCGGCTTATTAGATAGTTTTCCGCCCTGCGTCTGTAAGCTTTTTGTTCAATGCCTCTCGCTTGGCAGCATCTTCTGCAGGTTGAATGTAATAAAACTGAAATAGAGTTTTAAGAGCCGATAAATTCCATTCCACCTCTTCGGGTTCGACATCGACGATTTCACCTGTGGTTTGAGACTTAATTGGGTGAGCTGAAAAATTCCCGATTTCGCGAACGGCGTCTAAATTTTTCGATACGTAACTGGGAATAGTCTTCTTCGCAGCATCAATTTGATCACTCAAATTGCGTTGGTTAAATCCCTGCTCGTTCAATACGGTTTGTAAGCATCTTCGTGACAATGCGGCGCTTGCTTTTGGGCTGATTTGTAAGGTGTTCACTGCTTCTACATAATCTTCAGCGATTTGTGTAGGTATTGATGCGTGTAGATTGGCACTATTAATTCTTTTTGGCCAAATTAATTCGTTTGATACTTCGATCATTCCGTATTGATCTTCGCTTTCACTATATTTTGAAATTGAAATAATATGATCGTGGCAGTTTGGGCAAACGCAAATATGTAGTTCATAAAGGCTGATTTCTGCTTTAAATCGAAATGAGTCTAAAACACTTAATCCAACTGGTTCTTGAAGCATTACGACTGTTTTGCACAGAGGGCATTTTACTGTTTCGTTTGCGACATAGCGACAATTCTCGGACATGACCACCTAACCTTTCGGATTCTGATTTGTAACCTTTGTATTATCCATTCACTATTATCAAGATGATCTCTAATGTAATCTAGGAAGTCACTAATATTCTCTCAGTGCTTTAAGTGCTAGATCAGCTAAAACTTTTGTAGCGACTTCAAAAGAGAAATTGCCGATTTTTTCCATAATTTTTTTGCCTTCGTTCCACTTTTTCTCGTCTCTAGCTGCATCGAGAAATTCATGACCGTTCCAGGTCAATCTCCTTGGTTCGACTGTGAGCGTGTCCCTTACTGGTCTGGTTACGCCGTCGATATAACCGGCTTCGTACAATAAAAGAAGATGATAATTCACCTGTTCTTTCGAATAATTAGGGAAAGCAAGGCTAGCGGCGGGCATTACGTTTTGCGCGTCTGGTTTCTCCTCGATCTTGAGAAGCAATTTCCTTATCAGGTCTAAATCTCTTTTCATATGGATAGGTTCCTTAAAAAAACCCCCGGAATTAGTACTGCTTTCTGAATCTTTCACCCTAACCTCGCCGCCTGCTACATTGAGTTGCCAATGATCGCCATCATCGCCGCGATAATGATCAAAACGAAAATTATCTGAGCTAGTCATTACTTGTTGTTTGCAGATTTAGGAGAGTCGTTTTCCAAGCACACCACCTTATAAAAACGAACCTTACCTCTCGCACCCAATGCCGTCATGATCCCCATCGAAGCGGTGCGGATCGGAACCCACCACACGAAAATATCGGTAGGGAATATCGCCGCAATCTAAGTCGGGCGGAGGAGGGGGAATACACACGTCCGGGTAAGAGGGATCGCAGTTGCCGCTGGCGGATGCCGGCGGAGCTACGTAAGGCACGGGCGTGGACGTCTTGACCCAGCGGCCGGCGGGCGCGTTTTGAGCCTGATTTTGAGCGGACGAAAAATTATTGTCGCAGGCCGTATCCGGCGCGTAGCTGATCGCTCTGGCCATGCCCTTGACGACCAGGTCGTAATTGACGAAGCGGTCGCCGACCATCACGTAGCGCAGCAAGCGGTCGTACCGGTCGGTTTCCGAAACGTCTTTGATCATCACCACCTGGCGGCCTTCGACCAGCGAGCGGTTGTACGCGGTCGCCTGGCTGGCGTAGTACGAGCCGACCTCCGGGGTATCGACGCCGATGTAGCGCACGCGCTTGATCTCGCCGTTGAGGTTGACCTCGATGGTGTCGCCGTCGATAACCTGGGTGACGTACGCGATCTCGCGCGGGTGGTCGGGCACGCAGCCCATGCCGGCCGCGGAGATCAGCGTCAGCGTGGGGGTGAAGGTGATCGTCGGTGTAAAGGTAATGGTCGAGGTGAAGGTGCTCGTGGGGGAAAACGTGATCGTCGGCGTGAAGGTGACGGTGGCCGTATCGGTGACCGTCGGGGTGAAGGTGCTGGTGAATGTGGCGGTGTTGGTGGCGGTAGCCGTTGCGGTCGGCGTGGCGGTCGCAGTGGGAATCGAGGCGATGATCATGCCGGTGGTGGAGGTGACGCCTGCGCCGAGCTGCAGCAGCACAGCCGCGCCGAGGACGACGGGCATGGCGGCCGCCGGAATCATACCGAGCGGGCGCAAGTTCGCGCCGATGAAATTAGCCAGGCTGACGCCATTGAAATCGGCGAGTCTGGCCTGGGTCTTGGCCTGCGCGTCGAGCAAATCCGCGAGCCGCTCCTGGTGGCGCTCGATATCGTCCACATTTTCGGCGATTTTCGCCGCCGCGGCGGCTTTTTCGGCCTGCAAGTCGGCGGCTAATTTCGCGCCGGCTGCGGCGGTATCTTTGGCGATCTGATCGCGGACCGCCTGGTATTTAGCCTGGATCTGGGTGATTGTCGCTGCCGGCAGGCGCTGAGGCGTTTCGGATCTGATGCGCGCCTCGACCTGGCGCCGCCATGTCAGCAGCGCCGCCTGTTTCGTTTCGCCGATTCCGGGCACCGCGCTGATGGACGCCGGGGTGACCTGGGCGGCTGTGCGAATATTATGGCCGGCCAGGCGCTGCGTCAACCCCGGTCCGATGCCGGGAATCGATGCGTTTGATAATAACGCGCCGTTCAGCTCGCGATCTTGAAAGTTTACCTGCAGACGGTTCAACTCGCGGCGGGTATCTTCCGCGGTACGGGCATCCAGCCCGTTGAGTGTATCTTGCCAGCGATTGACCTGCTCGGCGTGGGCTTTCTGCAGGGCGGCCAGCCGTTGCACCGACGCGGCCTGGGTGGCCTGGTTCTCGGCTTGCGTCGCGTTAATTTTGCTTTGCAGACCCTGGACCTGCCCGGTCACATCTTTGAGCTGGTTCGAGAATTTATCTTTTTCTTTCTTTTCCGGAGACCGGTTGTAATCGATGATCAGGCCGGCAGTGATCAGCCCCAGCACCGCCAGACCGAGCGCGGCCAGGAGGATGCCGGCCAGGAAGGACCAGCGCGCGCCAATCAGAAGGAACACCAGGCTGAGCAGCAGCGCGGCGAACTGGAGATAAAAGAGGATTCCAATAAAACGAGGGTTCTGTTTCATCGCTCTTATTTGATCGATCTAAAGGCTGCTTTCTTGTCTTTGGTGCGTTGAATGGCCAGGTCGTGCTCGGTAAAAAGCGCCCCTGAAATGCTGTAAATATCGGCGACGCTGTTTGAAATACCTAAATTTTGGGACATTTCGATGACAGCTCGCATCAATTCATCCTTGGAAACGTTGATAAATTTTCGCTCTGGTAAATTTAATGATTTGATCATGACACCCCCTTTGATGTAGGAATAACTTGCGTATTCATTTATTCGTCGAATTGAATATCGCGGTAATGAAATTTTCCATTCTTTGCCCTTGTAACTTCACAAACAATTTGATGATTCACCATAGGTCCAATTACATCATCAATAGCGGCACCAGTCTGATAAACATGTACCGTTTTGGGATTATTATCCTCTATAGTGTCAATTTCCAAGGAGTCCAGATTCAAAGAAAGCCCCTTAAGGATTCCGGAAATTTTAATTGTTTCTTCAGGAGTGGCCTCATCTTTTTTTGAAGCTGCGTTTAAAGATGCGTTTATATAATCCCTTGATACTGGCTTCAAGACAATAGGACGGTAGATCGGTGATTCAGGTGTGCGAATTTCTAATGTATCAAAAATTTTTCCCGTTGGAATTAGATTCCTTGTCAAGCGAAGTAAAACATCGCGATATTCTTCATCAGGCGCAATTTCTTTCAGTTCTCCATCAGGATCTTCGACGCTTGTTTTTATTACCTGCATAAAAGTATCTGCAATATCGTCTACGTCGGATTCGAAACCTGGATAAAGAGAGGGCTGTTTTGGTTTTTCAACTCGTACTGCAAATTGATAGCTTCCAGCTGGTGCTTGGAATAACCAGGGTTTATATTGCTCTTGGATATCCTGGCTTGGTAAACCTTTCCTTCGAAATGGCTTGTTTAATTTCATTTCTGTAATTCTATAAAATATTTTTCCAACTTGATCCACCTTTGATAAAATTAAATCAAGAGGGGCACCTCCCGTAACAATTTTTTTCCCTTTTATCGAAATTAACACAGAGTCTTTGGTAAATTCAATTCCCGAATTATTTAATGCTCTTTCATTCCAGATCGTTTGAATAATTTCTCGTAATTTGTTTTTTGCGGGTTCCTGAATTTCATCTGAACCCAACCCTTTAAATGCAATCAACTCGGATTTGGCTGAATCATTTCCCTTAAACCATAATGACGCTGAAGAAACATAAGTAATACCCAGAGTCCTTGGTTTACCCTTTTCTAACTCGGTGATTGCCTGAGTTTCAAACCGGGCAGCTTCAAGATAAAGGTCAATGGCTTTTTTCCAGTTTCCTTCTGCTATCGCTGCTTCTGCTTCACTGGCAAAATATTCACTTTTAGAATGGCTCTCAATCCAGCTCATTTTATTTTTCCAGTGTTTGAACCAGAATTAGTTTTACTGCAAACCCGACAACAGCTGCTATAGCAGGTAAATCAGATTTTCCATTTTTTGCCTGCTCGAGTTTATTGGAAAGGACTCGCTTCACCTTTGATTCGTTTAGCTCGGACCCCGAAACCTCCAAACGGTAGGCTTCTTCAAGGTCGTCTAATTTTGATCCTGCAGGAGCGACATAGTAATCTGAACCTGTTAGTTCTTCGGCTCTCCGAACAGCCACATAGCCTCTTGAATATTCTACAGCCGCTAGTGCAATGCCATAGGCTCCGGCCTCTTTTGAATCAGTTAAATTCGCTAGCGCCGATTTTGTCCTTTCATCCGGCTTTTCCCATTCGAGGCGCACATTGTAATCATTATTATCGTCCTTAAGTGAAAATTCCTGCGGCGAATTATGATGTTTGTCTAACACAACTGATGCCGAATATTTGTAGAGTGCTTCCACGCAATCGATCAAACCAGGATGTCGATCGACCATGTTTTTGAAAGGCAATATATTACTCATTGATTTGTCCCCAATAAATCATTTATTTTTTGTTCTATCTATCTTATTTTCCAAGGCATGGTTAAACACACACACCCGGCCCATCCGTGGACAGGCCGATCATTACGCGAATCACGAATTCGGCGGTACCCTGCATAATCCGGATGCAAATACGATGCCAGCGCCGATGACGACCAGGTAGAGCCCGGCGCCGATGGATACGGCTACGTACTCGCTGGAATCGGCGGCGACGCCTGAAACGGAAATTAAATCCATGACAGAAAAGCCGAAGCTGATTAATCCAATAACAGCCAACGGCCAGCAATAGCTGCGGTCCACCGTTCCTTTGTGAAGCAAGGCGACCAGGCCGACGACGACGCCGAGAATCAGGAAGAGGACGCCATCCCCCTCGGTACCGGACTTGGCGAAGGTGCCAAAGATCGAGGTGACTGTACCCCAGGGGAGCAATGCGCCGACGATCAGGGCGAGCGCGCCGAGGCCGGCAAGCAAGTTTCCGGTGTGCCGGCGAGTAGATTTTACAACTGGCCCGGTTAGGGCTGCCGGGTCGAAGGAAGGAAGCTGCATCTGGTTCGCTGCAGCAAGCTTTTCGTAATCATCCAGACGTTTTCCACTGTTGGATAAGGTGACGGAAGCGAAAATGATCCAGAGCAGCGCAATGATTATGAGAATAATTCCGAGCAGAAGGGTTTGCTGAGAAAAAATAATGAAACCCAAGCCGACGACTAACAAAATGGCAGCCCACTTTACGGAATTTTTTGCCCCGTAATGTTCCTTGGCTGCCAGTGAATATTTTTGTTGTAATTCGTCCGTGGAAATTCCCACTTTATCCCCCTCCAGTGCTTAGAATTATTGTTCTATATGCCCTATTGCAGTTCGAGCCGGAGGTTTTCCCCGGCTCGATGATTTCTGGCTCTTTCTGTTTCTATCCGCTTTTATTCTTAGCAATTCTAGTATTTCTTCCCTATCTTGCTGAGTTACATCAGATAACAAGTATAGGATTTCTTCGTTAACTTGTTCTGTTTCAGCAACTGGGTCAAGCAATCCTGCTGCGCGTAGAACCTGTTCCTTAGGAAGGTCAAGTCCGACTGAAAGGGCAATTAAAGTTTCTACAACAGGGATGCTTTGACCGCTCTCAATCTTATTAATTACAGCCCGGTTCAATTTTGATCTCCGGGCTAGTTCTGATTGGGTAAGCGTTTTTGCTTCCCGAATTTGTTTCAACCAATCGCCAAATTCGTTTCTCATTGGATACAGTATCCTACATTTATTGTTTCTTTGAGTAACCCAAAACGTTTCTAGTAGTTGACAAACATAAACAAATGTATATAATGTTTCTTTAAAGAAACATTTTGTTTTTAGTGGGATTTGCAAGGGAGAACGATGACTGACACCAAATTGCCGCAGTTAGTACGGATCGCCGACCCGAAAACGGCTTACCGCCTGGTGGCTTTGGCCAAGGCGGATAAACGCGGTTACGGCGGCGAGCTTGATTGGCTGATCGACCAGGAATGGGAACGCCGCCGGCTGCCGGCAGCGACGGCCCTCCACGGCCCTGAAACCGTGGGCGAAGAGGTTGAGCGCCGGCGTTAATCTGCAATCATTTTCGCTTTTCTTTGGAGCGAGATCAAGAAAGGGAGGTTAACGGGGTGAAAAAAGGCTGGCGGCGGGCGGCAGATGCGTATCCCCGGCCGGCGCCGGGCGAGGGGGCGGCAGGGCCGCGTGATGATAACCGCATTCTATTGTCCCGTGGAGGAACGATGACTGAACCGATTGCCGGCGGTTACAACTACCGCCAAGCCTTGAACCAGGCGCGCCAGGCCAACTGCGAAATCCGCGAATCGCTGCGCGCCGTACTGATCGAAAACCCCGGACCGCAGCGCATGGCCATGCTGCTGGCGCGCGCCACCTCGGCCGCCGCTGAAAACCTGGCCGCGCTGAACGACCTGAACGAGATTGTTGCGCCGCGCCGGCCGATCCCTTAGGCGCGGAGGAATGGGCGGGGCGCGCCGAGCGTGCGCCTCGCCCGCCGACCTTACCAACTTCCGCAGGGACACACACCCTGCACGCCCCGGCCGTTGCCAGACGGCGCGGGAAGGCGGTGCCAGACGCCACGAAGCAAGCGCCAGCCGGACGAGCACACACGAATCCGGCTGGCGAAACCCTGGCAGACTTTCGATAACCGTAATTATCAAAAGCAAGGAGGAATAATGTACGACCAACAGGGCGAAGAGTTGAACATTCAGGACCAGGTGCTGACCGGCGAAGGCGAGGGAATCGTCTCGGGCCGCCTGGTGTATTCGGACAACCGCGAGCGCGTGCTGATCGCCCTGAACGGCAGGCCGGCGCGCCTGGGCGGCTGGCGCGGGCCGGGCACGCTGCTGGCCTTCGACCCGCAGGCGGTGCGCAAGTTGCGCTCGGGCATTTTCCTCCCGGCGAAACCAGAATGATGATCGACTGCGCCGTTCGCGACCGGTCTCCGCTGAAAACAGGCAGGCGGAGAGCCGTACACCCGGCTACGGCGGCGGCGCGGTGTGAGGCAGGCTGCCCTCCTCAGCCTGCCGGCAGCGCCAGGGGCGTGTTTGCAGGCAGCGGCCGTCGTGAGACGCCCGGACTCGCCGGCGCGGGATGCTCCTTTCAGGTTGGCTTTAGCGGTAGAACCCCTGGCGCTGCCTTTTTTCCCGATATTTTTTGACGGATGCCTTCAATCGTCCGTGCGATGGACCTCCCCCGGGCGGGAGCAGCGAAGCCGGCGGCCCGGTAAGCCGGCAGCGGAGACGCAAAATGCAGAAAAAATCGAAATACTGGACGGAAAAGATCGATCTGACCGACGACCAGGTGCAGGCGCTGGCCGAATTGAGCGGGCTGGCCGAGTACGCCGGCGAACAAGACCGGCCGGGCGTGCTGTTCGCGCAGGTGGTCCCCGGAGACGAACGCGAACTGCAGGTGGCCTTCGTGCCCCACGACGAAGCCCAGCGGATTTGGGAAATCACGCACGCCGGGCTGGGTGCGCAATGAAAAAGCGCCTGCTGATTTTGATTATTTTCGCGCTGCTGGCGACGCTGTTCAGCGGCGTTTTCCCGGTGGATTTGCTCAACACGGTGTCGGGGATGCGCGCGGCGGCGGCCGGCCGGGCGGGCACGGCCATCTATGCCGGCAACGGGCTGTACGTGATGGTCTGGCCGTACCGCGGCGAGTACGCCTTCGCGGTGCTGGACCAGGCCGGCCAGGCCAGCGACGCGCTGCAGAAGATGGTCAACGCCAACGGAATCAGCGTGTGGTCGCTGAGCGACCTGCTCAAGTGGATGGAGGGCAACGGCTTCAGCCGCATCGACCCGAAATTGCTGCCGGCCGGAATCGGCCAGGCGCTGCTGGGGCAGTTCTTCGCCGGGGTAGCCGCCGGCAGCCGCACCCTGATCACGCCGCTGCTGGTGCCGGCCGGCGCGCTGGAACTGCCGATTTATCAACAACCTGTGGAGGTGCAATCTTGACGTACAAACGCAAGACCTTGAGCGAACTGCTGGCGGCCTGGCTGGACCTGCGCCGCCGGCCGCGTTTTACCGCCGCCGACCTGGCGGCTTACGACGCGCTGCTGAGCGAAGTCTATTACGCGCTGCCGGTGCCGGCCAACGCCTTCGAACGCTGGGCGGCCGTGCACCTGATTGAGTGGATTTATCGCGAGCGCAGCCTGATCGCCCTGGCGCAGGGCGTGGGGGTCGGGTTGTGCGGAACGCTGCGGAGGTGAAGCCGTGTACCAGCAAGTGATCATCGTCGGTTACCTCGGGCGCGACCCGGAAATGCGCTACACCCCGGCCGGGCAGGCCGTCACCAGTTTTTCGGTAGCCACCAGCCGGCAATGGACGGGGGCCACCGGCGAAAAGCTGAAGGAAACCACCTGGTTCCGGGTTTCAGCCTGGGGCAAACAGGCCGAGACCTGCAATAACTATCTGCGCAAGGGCAGCAAGGTGCTGGTGCAGGGGCGGCTGATGCCCGACCCGGCCACCGGCGGGCCGCGCACCTGGCAGGACCGCGACGGGGCGGTGCGCGCCAGCTACGAAATGACCGCCGAGCTGGTGCGCTTTCTTTCAAACCGCGAACGGGGGAGCGACGAGGCCTTGCAAGACGAGGCCGACGATATCCCCTTTTAGGAGGCGGCATGGATTACGTTTCGGAACTCAAGGGCATGGATCACGACCTGAATTGGGCGGTGCTGCGGGTTTTGTCGGCGCGGCCGGGCAAGGGTAAGGCGATCAGCCAAAACGCGCTCACCGCGGCGGTCAGCGAGCTTGGGTTCGTCACCCCTTCGCGGCGGGTGCGCGACGCGATCAAATTCTTGCGGCGGGATGGATTCATGATCTGTTCGAAGGCCGGGCGCGGAGGCGGCTATTATATGGCGCAATCCTGGGACGATTACGACAGTTTTCGCAAGGACGAACTGGCGGCGCGAATCACCGATTTAACCGAAACGATGCGCGCGATGGACAAAGCCGCGAAGATGCAGTTCGGCGAAGCGCACCAGGTGAGCCTGCTATGAACGAGGTCATGCAATCGGCCGAGCGGGCCACGCTGGCGCTGTTTTGCGGCGGGGGCATCCTGTTCCTCGCCATGCTGATCACCTGGATTTGCCTGCGGATTGAAGAAAAGGCCGGCCGGCGCGGCGGCTACTATCAGAAATAACCTGGAAAGGACGAAGCGATGATCTTAGAAGCCACAATGGTACGCAGTCTGAAAGGGGCGCCGGCGACCGTGCTGCTGCTGATGCTGCTGGAGCGCCGTCCGCTGGCGCAGGCTTATATTTGCCGGCACACCGGTTACAGCGATAAGGTGATCCACGACGCCATGCTGCTGCTGGCCGATTACGGCATGGTCAATGCGACCGGGCGCTACACCTGGCAGCTCAGCGCCGGCGCACAGCAGCTCCCCCTGATGCAAGGGCTGCTCGGCGATGGCGCAGCGGACGAAGCGCAAGCCAGCTCGGAATCTTTCCGACCTGGTGAAGAAGCGCAGGCAGTCATCGAGGCGGAAATCCGGCCGGCGCAGGCCGACAGAACGGAATCTTTCCGAGCTGGGGACGAAATAAGCCCGAAAACGGAATTTAGGTCGGAATCTTTCCGACCTAAATCGTCTCTAGCTAGTAGTAGTAGTTTAAATCCAGAACTTAACTTGAATCATGATCCACTACCACCACTAGATTCGCCCAGGTCGGAAAATTTCCGAGCTAACCTGGCTGAACTGGACGGCCTGGGCGTACGCGAACCGGCGCGCAGCCGGCTGGCCGGGCTGGCGCACGTCACCCCGGCGCTGATCCGGGCGCACTTCGCCGCCGCGGGGGTCACCCCCGGCCAGGCGCTGTACCGCATCGAGCACAATTGGGCGGCTCCGGCCGCCGGCCCCGCTGCCGAACGCCGCCGGCGCTACGTCACCCAGGAATACGCGGAATACATCGAGCACTGATATGAGCATCCCAAACGTTGAGGAATTCGAGCGGTATCTGGCGGCCTGCACCCCGGAAGAGCGCGCCGAAGCGGAAGCGGTGGTGCTGTGGGTGGAGAACTGCGGCAAGGCGGCCGGTATGCCCGCCTTCGGCCGGCAGAGCGCCATCGATCTGGCGATGGCGATGATGGCCTGGCTGGCGATGATTGAAGCCAGAAAGGCGCAGCGGAAATGAGCGCGGTGTATCAGACTTCCGCCGATAAGGCTCGCGCGATTGTGGGCGACCGGAGAGAAGGGCGGCCGTCGAACGATTTCTACCCGACGCCGCCGGAGCTGACCCAGGCGCTCTTGATGCGCGAATCGTTTTCAAACCGAGTGTTAGAGCCTGCCTGCGGGGATGGGGCGATCAGCCGGGTATTGGAAGCGCACGGCTACCAGGTCTTTTCATCGGATGTTGAATATCGGGGGTACGGCGTACCTGAGAGCCTGGATTTCTTGAATACGCAATACGCGGGCGGCGATATCGTCACCAATCCGCCGTTCAAGCTGGCGAACCGTTTCATCGAACACGCGATGTAGGATTTGATGGTGCGCAAAATGGCGCTGCTGATGAAGCTTTCCGCCCTGGAATCGCAGTCCAGGAAGCCGCTGCTTGAACGTTACCTGCAGCGCGTTTATGTGTTTTCGGAGCGGGTTTCGTTTTTTCGTAATGGAGAGCCGGAGAGCAATAACGGCGGAATGCTCGCCTTCGCCTGGTTTATTTTCTACCAGGATAAGGTCGGGGATGCGGTCGTCCGGTGGATTTAAGGAGGCTGGAGCGATGAAACCATCATTTGATTATCAAGCCGGCATGCGGGCTGCGCAAAACGTCCTAACGCTGATCGCGTCGGCCTGTCAGCGGGTCGAGATCGCCGGCAGCCTGCGCCGGAAGTGCGCGAGCGTGCACGACGTGGATCTGGTCATCTGGCCGAAGTATTCGCGGATGGAGGTGGCCGATCTATTCGGCGGGCAGCGTCAAATCACCTATGTCCCTTCGATGCTGAAAAGCGCGCTGATCGATTACGCCAAATTCCCGGACGAGACCAAGATCGTCCGTTTCGAGATGCAGCGGATTCCGGTTGATTTGTATTTGTGCGAGCCCGACGGGCGCAATTTCGCGGCGCTGTGGCAGATGCGGACGGGGTCGGCCGAGCATAACCGCAACCTGGCTACCCAGGCCAGGCGCAAGAATTTGATGTACCGGGCTGGCCATGGGATTTACCTGGACAATGCGCGCGTGGACGACGGCAGCGAAGCCGGTATTTATACGGCGCTCGGATTGAGCTATCCGAATCCAGAAAGCCGGGTGCAGTGATGCCGACCTACGCAAAAGATACGACCGTCGCGGTGGAGAGATCGAAAGGCGAGATCGAGCGCACGCTGCAGCGCTTCGGCGCGAGCGCGTTCATGTACGGCTGGGACGCCGGCCGGGCGGTGGTGGGCTTCGAGGTGAGTGGCCGCCGTTACCGCATCACCCTGCCGCTGCCGGCGAAAAACGAATTTCGCCTGACAGCCACCGGGCGGGTGCGGTCCAGTGCTGCGGCAGTGGAAGAGGCCTGGGAGCAGGCCTGCCGGCAGCGCTGGCGGGCGTTGGCGCTGTGGATCAAGGCGGTGCTGGAGGCGGCCGAGGCCGGCATCACCAGCGTGGACGAGGCCATGCAGCCGTTTGTGGTGCTGCCAAACGGTGAAACAGCGGGGCGCTGGCTGGCTCCGCAAATCGATGCGGCGTATCAGACCGGCTCCATGCCGGCGTTGCTGCCGGATGGAGCATGATTGGCACTATGAAATTGGAAGAAAAGAGACTGGTTTTCCTGAAGCGACTTGATGAACTCCTGCCATTGGAGGCGCAGATCGACGCTCTGGAGGCGGTTTTGAGCGTATTGGAATATAGAGAGGGATTCGGCAGGGTGGATATCGAAGTCAAGGACCGGAAAGTATTTAAAGTATCTGCGATGATGACACTCATGCCGGCTAAGAGAAAATGTGATGAAGAATGATTTGTAGCACATCTGGTTAATTTGTTTCTACTGTCCATTCTCCTGAGGATTTAACAACGAGTATAAAAGTACCATTGGGAATGAGAACCGTTCCAGTATAGGGACCAATTTCATTAACAAGCAAACTAACACTATTGCCATAAGCAAAAACAATAAAATTGCTCTCGCCTTGGCGATTGAATGTAGCCTTTTTGGGATCCCCGATTACTAATATGACATCATCACCGCTCCCTTGGTAAGTTCCTGGATTGTTTATGCTTTGGAGTACGTCTGGTTGTAGGGGAGTTATGGTCATTGTCCAATCCCCACTGGATTGGATCTGAATCATCGATGTCATTTCACCATCTTTAAAATCAAGCTCTAACCGCCCCTTATAACTTCCAATCGAATTAACCAAAAGGCCTATCTGGTTCCCATTCGCATCAAAGTTTTGAACAATAAAATTGCTGCCACCGGAATAAGTAATATCGAGAATTGCCGGCCCTACAGGCATAACTTCAACAACATCATCACCGCTTCCCTGGAAGGTTTGAGGGGCTGGGGGCTGGGTAGGGGTAAGTGTTGGTGCTTTTGTTTTCGTAGGTTCCGAAGTTTGTGTAGGTATTGGAGTTTCGGTTGGTTTTGCCGTTTCAGTTAATGAAATTCCTACTTTGAATTCTTCTGTTGTTGCCATTGCTACCGACGTGGCCGTTTTATTTGCTTTATATTCAGGTGAGCTAGTATAGGAGAAAAAGCTAATTAACACGAGCAAGGCGATACCATAACTTGCTGTTATGGCCACTATGCCAAATATTCTTTGATTGCCACCTTTTTTGATGGATTTAATACTCCATTTGGTAATCTCAAATAAGAGCCAAAAAGGAAGAAATAAAATTCTGAGGCCCCACACAAAGCACCCAGTTTTTTTGTTTTGAGAATCAACATTTTGATTTAGATTGAGATCTGTCATTTTTCCTCCCTACGATCTTTATCTTAATTTTGATTTACTTCAACAAGAATTTGCAGTAATCAATGAGTTTTTTGTTTTGATTGGTTGTGGTGGTGGAAATCATTTTGGAGTGAACCGCACGGATGAACAACCGTATTATCAACCAAGATTGGATATTGCGACCTCTGTTTCCTCCTTCTCATAATACTTCTGTACAACTTGTTGCATTAGTAGTTGCTATATAACGAAGATTTCATTAAATATATATAGCATAATCCATATAAGTCAAGTTCAAACTATAAGAGATTTCATACAAATTGGTATTGTTTTATCTTATTCTTTGGCTCGTGTTCTATTGAGCTATCAGAAAATTTGATCTATAATGTAGTCATAGCTTACGAGGACATTGATCCCGGGGCTCCGAAATCCGTATTTTTGCGGATGGTTGGAGTTCCGGGATTTTTATTTAACTTTTTCTCCGGAGGTTCTATGGATATCGACATTTTGAACATCGTTTCGCTGCTGGCCGGCTACATCGGCCTGCTGATCGGGGTCATCCTGTTTCTGGGGGTGTTTATCGAGAGCATCGTCGAGGCTGTGCTGGCGCCGCTCTTCGATCACTTCCCGCGGCTGGAGCCGTACAAGTGGGCGCAGGCTTACGCGGCGGTTGTTTTGGGGGTGGTCGCGGCTTTCCTGTTCCGCCTGGACCTGATCCACCTGGTGGGCATGCTGCTGGCCGCGCTGACCAAGGTGGACCCGAACCCGATCCCGATCACGGTGTTCGGGTTGATCTTGACCGGGTTAGCCATCGGCAAGGGCAGCAACTATCTGCACGAACTGATCAAGCTGGTGCTGCCGGGCAAATCCGTCGCGCAAGGCTGAGGATGGACTGGTCCAACCTGCTCACTCAACTTCCGGCGCTGGGCGCGTTCATCTGGTTCACGCTGGAAATTCAGAAGCGCTACATCGCCTCGATGGACAAACGGGACGAGCGTTACCTGGCCGTCCTGGATAAGCTCTCGGACAAGATCGACGGGCACGACAAGCACGTCGAGGAGCGCGTCAACCAGGCGATTGAGCAAGTCAAGCCGCGCCGGCGAACGGTGAAAGGGAATTCGAATGAACGGTAAAGGTTTCATGATCTGGAAGGCAGCCGATCCGGAAATGGCCGCGCCGGCCGCGCTGGCTACCCTGGCGGCGACCTCCGGCTTTCGGCATTTGGAGATCAAAATCGCCGACGGCCCGGTGGGCTACAACCTGGCTTACCTGCGCGAGCTGGTCAGCGCCTGCCACGCCCTGGGGGTGCAGGTGTGGGGCTGGCAGTACGTCTATGGGGTATTCCCCGCCCAGGAGGCCGAGCGCGCCAAGTACGTCATGGCCGAGTACGACCTGGACGGATTTCTGATCGACGCCGAGGTCGAGTACAAACTGGCCGGCGCGGGCGCGGCCAAGGTTTATATGGCCCGGCTGCGCGAGGGGTGGAACGGCAAGCCGATTGGGCTGTGCACCTACCGCTTCCCTTCGCTGCATCCCGAGTTCCCCTGGGACGTGTTCGCCGGCCAGGTGGATTTCTTCGCGCCGCAGATGTATTGGGTCGAGGCGCACAACCCGGCCGACCAATTAACGAACTGCCTGAAGGAATACCGTGCGCGCTGGCCGGGGAAGAAGGTCGCGCCGGTGGGGGCGGCCTACCAGGAGAACGGCTGGCGGGCGACGCCGGGCGAAATCAAGGAATTCGCCGAGGCGGTCCAGACGGCGGGCCTGAGCGGGTACAGTTTTTGGGAGTGGAACAACGCGATCCGTTACGGCCTGTGGGATACCGTCGCCGGCCTGGAAGTGGAAACCGGCGAGGATGCTGAACCCGCGCCGACGCGGGCGACCGTGCGCACCGCGGTGCTCAACTTCCGCTCAGCGCCGGTGGTGGACGCGAAGAACATCATCACCGGGCTGCCGCGCGGCGCTGAAGCCGAGCTGGTCAACCTGGTGACGGACGCAGCGGGCAACACCTGGGCGCAGGTCAACCTCAGCGGGTGGGTGGCGGTCAAGTACCGCGGCTCCACGCTGGCGGAGTTGAGCTGATGCCGCGAGCTGCCTACCATATCTGCACGTACCCAGGCTGCAACGCATTAGTGCGGTCTGGGCGCTGCGCTGCGCACAGGCAGATCAATGCAGGACGCAACTATCTGCGCGATCCGCAGGTGCAGGCGCTATACAACTCAGCGGAGTGGCGGGCGATTCGGGAGGATCAACTCAAAGCCGAGCCGTGGTGCCGTGAGTGCAAGGGACGCGGCAACCTGGTCCGCGCGACAGACGTGGACCACATCACTCCTCATAAGGGCGACCGGGAAGCATTCTTTCGTGGTCCGTTTCAATCGCTCTGTCATCAATGTCACACACGCAAGACAAACAGCGAGCGTCGAGGCAACCGGGGGGCCTGAAAAAGTTTTCAGGTTTCAAAGGTAAAGCCGGTTTTTCGTTGCTTTTTGAAAAATTCCCCGATCGAAACTATTAAAAATTATGCCCACACCCATACAAAGCGCGGACAAAATGAGCCCGGGCGGGCGAGACGGAGGTAAACACTGGACAAAAGCTGAAATTGAATCAAGGGCGGAGGCTCAAAAAGAAAGTGTCAGACGAAAACGCATAACGCTCAAGCCTCCCGACTGGTTGTCGGATGAAGCGCTCAAAGTTTGGAAAGACCTGAAGAAAAAACTTAAAGATATTGAGCTGCTTGACAACCTGGATACAGAAATGCTCGCGATCTATTGTGATGCGATAGTCCATTACCGAGAAACAATTGCTTTGCTCAATTACGACCGGGTTGTAACGAAAGACGGCAGGCCGGTTTTCCGAGAGGATATTGAAAAAGCTGCCCAATCATGGGCGCGGATCATTGCAAACTATGCTGACAAATTAGGGCTCTCCCCAGCTGGGCGGGCAAGATTGGCCAAAAAGAAGGCTGAAAAAGTTGTCGACGAGTTTGAAGATAAATTTGGAGGTTGAAGATTTGATCCATCCTTGTACCCAATATGCACTTGATATCGTTGAGAAACGGCGAATCGTTGGCAGGTCTGAGTACCTGGCCTGCAAGCGCCATCTTGACGATCTTGAGCGCCAGGGCAGCGAGGAGTTTCCGTGGATCTTCGACGAAGCGAAAGCTAATAAGATTTACGACTGGTTCCACTATTGCCACCATGTGAAAGGCGCGTTGGCAGGGCAACCTATCGAGCTGGAACCCTTTCAAAAGTTCGACTTGGGTTGTATTTTCGGATGGGTTCATAAAGATACCGGGCTACGAAAATATGAAAAATCCTTTTCTTTGATGGCTCGCAAAAATGCGAAATCGACAATCATGTCGGGAATCGCGTTGTATCTGATGGCGGGCGATAAGGAAGAGAGTCCAGAGGTGTACTGCGCAGCCGTAGATCGGGAGCAGGCGCGAATCGTGTGGAAAGACGCGCGCTCTATGGCGCAGAAGTCTCCGGACATTCGAAAACGGCTGAAGATTCGCAACAATCTGATTACCCATCTCACGCGCGGCGGCGAGTTGATCCCGCTCAGCAAAGAGACGAAAAACAAAGATGGTTATAACCCGTCCGGAGCGATCATCGACGAATATCATGCGCATTCAACGTCTGAAATATACGATCTGATTTGGTCGGCGTGGGGGCAGCGCAACCAGGCGCTTATGGCCATTATCTCCACAGCCGGATTTGAGACGGTCGAGAATCCGTGCTACGACGAATACACCTACTGTAAGAAAATTCTTACTGGCGAGATCGTCAACGAGCGCTATTTCGTCATGATTCGTGAGCTGGATCCTGATGATGATGAGCATAATCCGTCAATCTGGATCAAAGCCAACCCGCTGCGGGCAGCCACACCCGCGGGCCTGGCCAAGCTAAAAGAACAACACGACGAGGCTTTTAACTCGGGAATACCCGAAAAAATCCGCAATTTTCGCGTAAAAAACCTCAATAAGTGGGTCAACGAATCAGAAAGTGGCTACATTGGGGATCACATTCACAAATGGAAAGAGCTGGCTGTAAGCCGTGATGAATTCCTGGAATTGACGCGCGGATTGAGCTGTATCAACGGAGCTGATCTGTCCAAGAAGATCGACCTTACCGGCGACGGATTTGCGTTTTTACTCCCGGATGGACGCTATGCAGTCTGCGCGCAAGGTTTTATTCCAGCGGCAGCCATTTCAAAACACGAAAAGACCGACGATGTACCCTACCGGGAATGGGCAAAGGCCGGATGGATTACTGAAACTCCTGGAGAGGTGACCGATTACCACGAAATCGAAACCTATATCCATGACATGGAACTTGAAGGAAAGTGGAAGATAGAAGAGTTTGCTTATGACCCTTATAACGCAACTCAATTCGCAAACACCTTGATGGATGAAGGCTATACCTGTGTGGAAATCCGCCAGGGCGTGCAAACGCTGAGCGAACCAACGAAGCTGTTTCGCGAAGCCATTATCTCAGGAAATCTGGTGCATGACGGCTCGCCGGCCTTGACCTGGTGTTTAGCCAACGCGGTGGTGGCTCAGGACAGTAATGAAAATATTAAGCTTTCGAAAAAGAATGCGTCCGATGCAAAACGAATCGACCTGTTGGCGGCCGTCATTAACGCGATGGTTCGGGTGCATATACTCGAGGAAGGTGGAGATATCAGCGATGAAATCCTTGACGATGAGTGGGGTATGTAGATGTCATCCCAACTAATGTCAAAGTTTAAAGATATGGAAAGCGGCCGGCCAGTTGCTATCTTAGGCGGCGGACCGAGTCTGCCCAGCGATATAGCGCGCCTTCCAGCCGGCTGCCTGCTGATAGCAGTTAATTACCATGCTTCACGCATCTGCAAGCCTGATTTCATGGTTTATAACGATTTCCCGTCGTCAGACCCTCTATTAGCGGATGCAGTAGCAAGTTTCGAAGGTGTAAAGGTCAGCCCGGAGCCATCCTCAGACGTAGTGTTCGATGTGCCGGTATGGACTGGGTTTTACAGCTCTAACACAGCGACCTGGTTCGGCTTGTGGTTGGGATGTGACCCGGTCATCTTGTGCGGAATGGACTGCTACCAGGGAGAACGTAAATATTTCCATGATTATGAGGATAAGCCTCACTTTCATTACCCGCTGTCCCATCATCTACAGCCGTGGATTGAAGACGCAAAGGCCATGCTGCCTAATTGTGAACGAGTCAAGGCCATGTCTGGCCCGCTAATTCAGGTCTTTGGAGCCTACAACCCATGAAAAATATCGTGATGTATCTGGACGATATACTGCTGCTGGCCGGGTGTGGGTGTGTGCTCTACGGCCTGTCTTTATGGTCTGTCGTCATTACCTGGATCGCAGCCGGCGCGATGTTGATCGGCGCGGCTGTTTTGGTCGGAAAGGTCAAGGGAAAGAATGCTGCTAAGTAATCTTTTGAGCTCGAATCCACAGGTAAAAGAGGCTCCGAACAGCCCGACGCCAAATTACGAACCATCTTATGGCTATCGAACGGAAACCGGAGAACAGATTTCCGTTTTTAAAGCACAGTCTATTGCCACGGCCTACCGGGCTAAAAATATCATCAGCGATGATGTTGCAAAAATGCCCTTACAGATGATCCAGCGGGATGGCGATCAGATCGAACAGGTGAGGCCGGATCCGATCACCCGCAATATGGCCTACCTCCTGCAGGTAAGTCCCAACTCCTGGGGTTGGACTCCGTTTCAGCTTAAAAAAGCCACCATCGAATGGCTGCTGTTTTATGGAAATGCTTATATCTGGAGCCCGGCGGTCGGTGAACGGCAACTATTGGTCCTTCCAGCCGACCATACTACACCGGTTTTCGACCTGGACGGGAATGTTTGGTACCGGCACACTTTCAGCAACTTCACGACGGTTTTTATTCCTTCCGTAGAAATTTTGCACCTATTAATCAACCCGGACACGTCCGGGTTTGTCGGACGTGGCGTGATCACTTACGCTAGGGAGACGTTTGGACGTCAGGTTGCAGCGCACAAAGCGCAATCGAAATTTTATTCGCAGGGTTTCATGCCGGCCGCCTACGTGCAATTTGGCAACAACGAATTGACCGCCGAGGCAAGAAAAAAAGTCCGGGAAGCCTATGAAGAATCGATGGGCGGCGCAGAGAATATTTACAGACTGGCAGTTTTCGACAAGCGCATCACGAAATTTGAAGCCATCAATATGCAGCTAAAAGACGCTCAGTTTCTAGAAAGCATCGATGCAACTGACCGCGATGTCTGCAATTATTTCGGGCTTCCGGAACATATGCTCAACCGCGGCAAGGAATCCTACAACTCGAACGAGCAAAAATACATCGAGTATTTACAGGGAACGCTGGATGCGCACCTGGTCCCGTGGGAAGAAGCGGCCAGGATCCGCTGGTTATCTCAGACGGAGCAAATCAATACCTATTTTAAATTTATCCGTGAATCACTCTTACGGATGGATAGCAAAGCCCGTGCGGACACAAACGAGGTTTTGATCCGGAGCGGTCAGCGTTCCCCGAATGAAGCCCGCGAAAAAGACGATATGAGCGCATATCCTGGCGGAGACAAAAAATATATGGCAAGTAATATCGCCCCTATTGGAGAAACAAATGGACAAACCAACTAAAGATGTTCTATTACCAGTCCTGGTCTCGTTGCCGATTTCAAACCGGCTTAACCTTCCACCGAGAGAAGAGCTGCTATCAAAAATTGAAAGCGGTGAAATCGACCATCTTGATTTTGAGGCACAGGTTTTCGGTCAGGCGGCGCAAAATCGTAATCCCTATCGTTTTCGTGATGAGGACATGTATGAATTCGCGCGATCCTTCGAAGGACAGCCCTACTTACGTGACCACGACACGTATTCAATTGATTCACGAGATGGAACCATCATTTCCTCGTCGTATAAAGACAGCTGGGTCTATCAGGATATCCGGCTAACAACACGAAGGGGCATGATCGATTACGTTGAAGGGAAAATCGACCGCTTCAGCATTGGCTGGTTTTACGATGACGCCACCTGCTCTATCTGCGGAAACTCGTTTTTTAGCCGCGATTGTTCTCATTGGCCAGGGCTTAAATATCGCGTCGATAACGAGGAAGTGACCTGCCTGCTTATTTTCGTCAACCCGAAGGGTAAAGAAACTTCTGCGGTTAATGTACCTGCGGTTCAAGGAACTGGAATCGTAGGCGCCCTGGCGGAGTGCAAGTTGTCAATGTTTGAAGGGCAACTTTTTGAGGTTGTTCCGGATGCGAAGGGGGCCAGCGCTCCTATGCTTTCCGATAACCAGCAACGAGAGGCGCAGGAGCTGCGCGAACGAATCAATTCTATTCTTCGAAAGGATTAAACCAATGCTTGACCTTAAGCCCTATTACGACGCTGTTGTAGCAGCCGAAGCGGAAGTTCAGCGCGTGGCGAATGAGATCGACGCGCATTTCCGCGAGGGAAGTGATGAAGGCAAGGCAAAAGCGCTTGAGCTGCGCCCCGCGCTGGACGACGCCCAGAACAAGCTGAAGGATGCCGAAACCTTTTATCAGGCGATGCAAAACAGCACTCGCCCAAATGATGTAATCAAAAATTTCGTACCTATCTCGAGCACTGAAAATGAAACATCCATCGGAAACCAACCGGCAGTGATCAAACGGTCGGAATTCAATAAATTGTCCCTGGTTGACCAGGCCAATTTCGTCCGGTCCGGCGGAAAAATCGAGGACTAAAGGAGCCCTAAAAAATGACCGCAAACTCATTAACCAATCTGATTCCAACCATTTATGCCGCAAAAGATGTGATTTTGCGCGAATTAACCGGGTTTATCCCGGCAGTAACCTTTGACGCCTCCGGTGAGCAGGCCGCCAAAGATCAGACTATTACCTGGCCGGTAGCAAGCGTCGGCGACCCGGACGATATCACGGCAGCCGCGACTGGGCCTGATCCGGATGGAGTCTCTCAGGGTAGTGACTCTATGACCATCAGCAAATCCCGCTCGGTTACTTTCCATTGGACCGGTGAAGAGCAGAAATCGCTGAATGGGATGTATAACACGCTTCTGGTGGCCCAGTTCGCCGATGCGATGCGCAAGCTGGTCAACGAGGTCGAAACCGATTTAGGCGCTCTGTATAAATATGCCTCCCGCGCCTATGGCACAGCCGGGACGGCCCCGTTCGACTCGACCAACAAGCTTGCCTTCACTGCCCAGTTACACAAAATTTTGGCCGATAATGGCGCCCCTATGAGCGACCTGCAACTGGTAATCAATACCACGGCAGGCGCTGCATTGCGCACGCTGACTGAACTCAACAGCGCCAGCGATGCTGGCTCTACCGACCAGCTACGCCGCGGCGTCTTACTGGATGTACATGGCTTTTCTATTCGCGAAAGTGCGCAGGTGGCCAACCATACCAAAGGAACCGCAACCGGCTTGCTGGTTGACCTGACCGCTGGGTATGCCGCAGGAAAAACGGCGATTCACGCTGATACTGGCGTTGGCACTGTGCTGGTCGGCGACATCATCACCAATACGAAAACCGGCCGGGATACCAACAAATACGTGTCCAGCAAAGCGGTTACTGCTGGAACCGGCGTGGACGTTGACCTCGGTATCGCCGAACCGGGTATTCGGACAGCCTGGTCCAACAATGACCCACTGTCAATCGGAAACAGCTATGCCGCAAACATGGCATTCTCGCGTTCTGCAATTCATCTGATGATGCGGGTGCCGGCCATGCCGGAAGGCGGAGATTCGGCCGATGACGTGATCGTTATCACCGACCCGCAAACCGGAATCTCCTTCCAGGTAGCTATGTACCGCCAGCGCCGCCGGATCGCCTACGAAGTTGGTTTGGCCTGGGGCGTGAAAGCTGTCAAGTCGGAAGCAATCGCTATTCTTCTGGGATAACAGTTTTCAGCCGGATGATGAGTTCAATCTCTCCCCGGAATTCCGGGGAGAGATTATAGGAAAAAGATCATGGATGCTCAAATCTACTGCACTGTTCAAGATCTACTATCCGCTCTGGGAAAATCAACAGGTGAAAGCCGCATGGTTTTTCAGCGTATTAAAGACGCTTCGCGCTTTATAGCGGGTAAATTTGGGCGTTTTCTGCCTTTTTACGAGACTTATACACTGCATGGTGTTTCCACGGAAACATTAATGCTAAAAATTCCAGTGTTGGAATTGTTGGAAGTGCGGATAGATGGTGTAGCTGTTACCGATTACACCGCTCATCCTGAAGAACGCTGCTGGCCAAATGGACCTTATACCTGGTTGGAGCGCGAATCTGGCTGGGGAAAAACCGTTGAAATTGATGGCGTATGGGGTATGTACAATGAGCTTGAGCCTCTTGGGGTTACAATCACCAGCCAAAATTTAACGGATATTACGCTCACTTTACCTTACGGGAATATTCTCTCTCCAGGAACGGTTATTCGCATTGACGATGAACAAGAATTGGTCGTGTCTGGAAATGGAGGCCCCAACAGCCCGGCCGCAAGCCTGGCGACCTCCCTGCTCAGCGCTGCTTTAACGGCTGACGCTGTAGAAGTTTCAGTTGACTCCGGAGCAGAATTCTTTGAGGAAGAAGTCATTCAAATCGGCGTGGAAGATATGCTGATTAAACGAATCGGCGGGAACGTTCTGCTTGTTGAACGATCATACAACTCTACTTCCAGGGCGGAACATGCAGATAACTCCCCAATCCGCGTTTTTCGGACGTATCGAGTCGCTCGCGGGGTTAATGGCACCTCGGCATCTGCACATACCAGTGCAACGCTGCAACGATACAACCTACCCGACGATGTTAACTACCTTGCGCTTCAGATCGCTTCACTTATGCAAAGCAAAGCCGAGACCGGCTTTACGGGCAGAGCGGGAAGCACAGAGAACGGCGACACATTCTATATCAATGAATTTCCGCGGCAAATTGCCGATATTCAAGCAAATTATTCAATCCCTTACCTATAAGCCATGATCGAGTTCGAAATAAAAATCCCTGACGAACTATTGAATATGAATTTATCGGCTGCCTATATCGAGGCCAGAAAACGCCGATTGATTCCGGCTATGAATCGTTCAGTAGAAATCACTCAGGCAAACGTAAAAGGGTTGGTACCAGAATTCAGCGGCGCGGCGCGCGCATCACTGATGCACACGGCCACACAAAGCCCGGCCAGAACTGTAGGCAAGGTAACTACCACAATGCGCAGGCCAAATATTTACATATTTGTGTTGAACGCCGGCGTCGCGCCAGGTAAGAAACAGCCACCGGTTGATAGCCTGGTTTCGTGGGTCATGAAAAAAGGTCTTGCCTCAGATCGAGCTAAAGCCAGCAAGGTCGCCTATGTCATTGCGCGGTCGATCAAGCGGAAAGGTTTACAGGGACGATCTTTTATGTGGACTGGATTGAGCAAATCCGAAGGAAAAATTGAGGATTTACATCGCCAGGCTGTATTGGATATCACAAAGGATCTCAGCCATGCTTGAAAACTGGATTGATGAAATCACAAAGCTTTTTGGAAAGCTTTCGAACGGCTCCGGAGGAAATGTTCGGTCCTACAAAGTGTTTGAGTTGGCCGAATTACCAGAAGCAATAACAGTATTTCCATGTGCGATTTCTTATGTTGAAGACGTCGTAATGACCATGCCTGATTCAGGCCCCAATGTGGACATGTGGCGTGGAATCACTGAACTGCATATTGCTCCTGGAATGAAAAAGAGCGATTACCCAAAAATCCTGCCATATTTCAACCGGGTGCGTGGAATATTTGCGCTTGATCGAACCCTGGGCGGGAAAGTTCAATACTGCAAACTGACTGTTGAAGGACCCTCGATTGAGGGACCGATTATTTTTTCTCCGGATACGGAGATTACGAACCAGGGACTGATTGTCCACTGGGTTGTGCGAGAACGGTTGAGTTAAGGAGAATCATGGACGGTATTAAGGATTTCCGCAAATTCCAGATTGGCCGCGAGCGAAAAAACGGCGGAGCTGCTGGAACGCCGGTGGCTGCGACCGCTATCATGCGCGGTATTTGGATGGGCGCAGACGATACGCCTATCACCTACCCAGAGGAATATATCGGGCGAATCGGCGAAATCAACCGGAGTTACATGCCCTATGTATTGGGCAGCGCCAAACAAGGACCCGACCCGGTTACATTTGAACAGCTGCCTTATATTTTATCGGCTGCGATTCGCGGCATTGACGTCGGCCAGGCAGACGGCGCCGGCTCTGGAAAAATCTATCATTACTCCTGGCCGCAGACGCCCGAATCGATTAGCTTGACAGCAACGACGTTGAGTTTTACGGCTTCGACGAAAACCATCGCAGACAGCGGCAATAATTTTGGTTTTTTGCAAGCAGGCGATCTTATTCAGGTATCCGGCGCCGGCGAGGGCGACAATAACGATGTCTTTCGTGTTGTGACAGCCTCGGCATCATCAATCACGGTGTCTGAAGCCGTGGCAGACGAATCGGCCGGCGAAAAAATCAAAATCGAAGTGCTTGAGCAGGTATATACCTTCGAAGGCGGTAATAACAAACGGATCGAACGGGCAACGTATTGTTTTCCAACTTCGTTTGAGCTATCTGGAAAGGGCGGCGCCAATGCCGATGCATTGATGCTGTCATCCGCGTGGACCGTGAAGCAATGGATTGAAAAAACGGCTGGCTTTACCAGCGGAATTGCTCTTCCCGCACTTTCTGAGGCGTTATTCACCGGGTGCAGGCTCTATATTGATGACATCGGCGGCACTATGGGCGCAACCGAAGCGCTGAATACGCTTTCGTCCTTCGACTACAAAGCCAATACTGGAATTGCGCACCAGTTCGCCGGAAACGGAAGCCTCGGGTTCGCAAAGGCGCAGCGCAAAAGCAAAGTCCAATTGAGCTGCGCGCTCAGTTTATACCAAAACGATATCGGCCAGGCGGAATACGATCACTGGCGGGCTAACGATCCGCGTCTGATTCGCATCCAGGTTGACGGTCCGGCATTAGCCACAGCCGGTTCGGCATACAGCAAGAAAACCATTCTGATCGATATGCCAGGTACCTGGTCGAAATTTCCTCAAAATGAGGACATTGAAGGCGCCGAGGTATTACCAGGCCAATTCCGGCCTGCCTATGATGTAACCGCCGGTATTGGGCCTTCTATTACCGTTGTGAATGAGCTGACTGCTTTACCATAGGTAGCATATGGAATACACCATCGAACACAAAAAATTAGGCGTAAAAGCCACGATAAAAAGCTTGAAACAGCGTGATTTGGCGGCATTTGGAGCGGCGGCAGCGAAATATTCTTACGCATCAATGAGTCAGGCGCGCGGCGCAAATGTTAAGGCTGCTATCGAAGCAAAATGGTTTTTGATCCTGGAGCCTGACTTATTGGTTGATGATGTGGATGATTGCGAACCGTCGTTGATCCGCTTCATTGGCGACTGGATTGGTTTAATCTACAAAGAAGTAACTACGATCCCCCCAAACTGATTCTGGCGGCGGCAAAGTGCGGTGAGGATCCACTATCACCGCCGCCAACCGAGCTTGTACTTGCCTGGCAGGCATTGAGTTATAAGTCTCTCCCGGAATCTGGTGGTTTACTCGATCAACCCGCTGGGTTAATCTCACGAATGACCTCGATCTACAATGCCTGGATGGCGTTCAAGTCATTCCGAGAACGCGACCCCAGTAAAACCAGCCAATGGATCGAAGCGAATCCTGATCTCAATGATATCCGGATCAGAATCAATAGGATAAAAGATCATGCCGGCATTTGAAATATCGATCACCACTAAAGACGATCCGCGCGGCGTACAAAGCGCAACAGAAGAAACAAAACGGCTTACCGATGCTATGGGTAAGCTACTCGAGCGCTCACAAAAAAAAGAAGAATATAACGCTGCCAAAGAAGAGATCGCGAAAATGAGCGCTGAAGAACGCGAAGCAGCCTTAGCTGCCTATCGTCTGGCATCCGCGCAAGAACAGACCACAAAATTGATATCGGAAAGTGGTGGAGCAGCGTCGCGCGCAGGCACTTTGGTGTCTGGATTGAAAAGCTCATGGATCGAGTTGTATGGAGCGATCGGCGTCGCTCAAGAAGTATGGCAGGCTGCTCAAACTGTCTGGGCTGAGACTGCCGGCCAATTCATGGAATTGGCCGATTCGATTCGCGAACTGCAGGAAGCAATTGGAGCCACGAGCGAAGAGGCATCCACGTTGATAGCGATCGCCGATGATTTACAGATTTCCGCAGACGATATTCAGCGCGCATTCGAAGCCGCCATCAAAAAAGGTTTTGATCCATCCATTGAAGGATTAATCCAACTTCAGCAGCAATTTCAAGCAATCCAGGACCCGGTTCAACAGACAAAATTTCTGATGGATACATTTGGCCGGACCGGAGCTGATTTGCGCAGGTTGATGGAGCTTGACGCAGACGCAATGGCAGAGATGGCTGAATCAGCTAAAGCGACGGGTCAGGTCTTCTCTCAAGAGCAAATGCAAATTGCGCAGGATTGGCGGGAAGCATCCGATAATATTGGCGATTCGTGGGGAAGAATCAAATTATGGGCAGGCAATACTATGCTGCCCATAATAAGCGATTTAACCAACGCTACTGCTGATTACAATAATCAGCTTATGGATGGTCAAAATCTTCTCCTTCATTTGCCCGTGATTGGCGGAGCCTATACCGCTTATCTGGCAGCACAGGAAGGCGCCGCGCGCAAAGCGAAAGATGCGAACGATGACTATAACGCATCTCTCGACGAAACAGCCAATGCCATTGAACGAGTTACCAATCGTGGTTCCTATCTGAATAAGAATGGATACAGTCCGAACACGGTCAACCCTGGCGATGAAGGTTACGACCCATCGCATGGCTATGCGGTCAACCCGCCCGGACGGGCCAGCGGCGGGCCGGTGGAAGCTGGAAAGGTGTATCAGGTAAACGAAAACAAACCGTGGAGCGGTCCCGAGTATTTTGTAGCACCAGCGGATGGAATCATCTATCCGAATGCAGGATCGTTGGGCGGTGGTGGCGGAAGCCAGATCATTAATGTTTATCTGACGTGGAGTCCCATGATCGGCGTCGCGGATGAGCTTGACGCGCAGCAAAAACTGGTCCCATTGATCAAGGATGCACTGAGGTCTATCTGATGCGTTACGGATCTTTCCAGTACGGGAATGGAACGAAATATGGGCTTGGCGTTTATGACACGCAACTCTGGGGCCTGTTGGTGGATTGGAACGGCGATGGGCTCTATGAGTACGCCAACGAAGCAGCTGCATTAACGGACGTGCAAATTCGCCGAGGGCGAAAGTACCTGCTGAATGCGTCCGGAACAGATTTCGAGCCGGTAGATACCGGAATCCTGACGGTTGAATTGGATAATTCTGACGGAAGGTTCAATCCGAACAATGAGGATTCTCCATTATGGCCATATGTGCGCCCAGGCATAAAGATACAACTGATTACGCGATCTCCTGGAAGTTCTGATATTACAGCCGTTTTTACGGGGCGGATTGATAACATCTTGCCGATATCCGGGACTTATGAGCGGGTTAAGTTCGTGGCAAAAGATGGCACCGGTGAGCTGGATCAAGATATTGATTTGACGCTGCAAACAAGTATCCCAGTAGACGACTTTATCTCAGCTGTTTTAGACGCGTCGGCTTGGCCATGGGATCGCGATCTTGAAACTTCAACCGATACGATTGCCTATGCCTGGGCTCCTAGCGATAAAACCGCGATCGATATCGCGCGCGAAGTAGCCAATGCCTATCTGGGGAATTTTTTCATTGGAGCGGATGGGAAAGCCAAATTCTACAACCGAAGTCACGATTTAGGATCGGCGCTACTGCGCATCGAGCAGAACCATGTAACCGGAAATATCGTTCTGCAAACACCCTGGGAAGTGATCAAGAATGATATTTCGATTATCGCGCATCCGCGCAGCGTGCAATCCAACCAGGTCGTCTGGGCGCTGTCCGATGTGCCAACCGTCGCCCCCGGGGAAACTTACGATGTCTGGGGAACTTTTTCCGCCAACGGAGCAGAAGTCCCCATAAGCACCTATACTGTGCCGGCTGCTACAACGGATTACAAGGTGTACACCAATGCGGATGGGACAGGAACGAATCTGACTGCCTCCTGCGCGGTGACCGTGACTGTGTATGCTAATACAGTCCGATATCAATTAAAAAACAATCATGCCACACTAACCGGTTATATCACCCTGATGCAGCTGCGCGGAACCCCGCTGATATCCTCTGATGTCAAGGTATTGGTAACAGACAGCGCCAGCCAGGCGCTTTACGGAAAAAAACAACTGGTTGTTGACAGCGTTTACCTGCAAAACACAAATTTTATGCCGGACCTGGCTACTGCATTACAAACGATGCTGGCCGATCCGCAGAAATACCCAACCTTTCAGGTGACGGCGCGCCCTGACATTCAATATACACTCGACCTTTTCGATCTGGTCGACCTGGATATCCCGGCCAGCAAAATTAGCGGAACTTATCGGGTGGCCTATATTGAACATCGATGGGTGCATGCCAATGGGCAAACAACGCTGACGACCTACAGCTTTGAACCAGTTAACAATCCGCTGGGAACAGTTTGGACATTCCCGGCGCAAATCGGTATTGATACGATCTTCTCGTTTTAGGAGGCTCTTATGATCGTCGTTACGGCGCGCGATATCGCCATAAAAAATAAATATCGGTCGGTACGAGAAATGGTACGGGCCACTGCGGCAAGAATGGGTATCAAGTTAAGCGATGAGCTGAGCGAAAACCCAGTCACAGCGCGAATCGATCATGGACGCTGGATTGCGGATTGCGAATGCAAAGGCGCCGAGTATGTCGATCCGGACGAGCCCATTTTCTTTTGCGCAAGCTGCAAAAATGCGGCTGATGGAAACCGGTTACGATCGGTAAAATTCCCGCCGGCCGCTACGAGAAAGAAAATTGAAAAAAAACTGAACGAAGCGACTTACTTCAGCTGGAACGAAACGGAGGAACCTTATGGGGTATAGCCCAGTCCCTACAGTTGCCAGCGGCGACCTTTGGACCGCCAGCGACCATAACACCTATATTCGGGACAATTTCGCCGCGGGCGTGCCGGATATTTTTGCAGCCGCCGGCGATCTGGTGTATGGATCGGCTGCGAATGTAGCCGCACGGTTGGCGATCGGCGCGAACGGATATTACCTACGCAGCAACGGAAACGCACCCTATTGGTCCACCATCACTTTCCCCACGGAGATTCCCGCGCAAAGCGGAAACAGCGGAAAGTTTTTGACCACAAACGGGGCTGCTGTATCGTGGGGCTGGCCGATTCCAGTTATCAGCCTGGCTGAAAAGACCTCTGCATACAATATCAGCTCGACGGTTTATTTAGAGGTGCTCTCTGGCACGATCACTATGCCATCCGCGGGGAAACTTGTCGCGATTGCGGTCGGTCAATATAAGTCGAACGTATCCGGCGATGTCGCGATGGTTAAGCTTTCGATCGATGGCACGGACGATCCGAATGTCGCCGAACAAGCAAAAACGGACGCCTGGTATACCTTCAGTTTGATGTATATGAAATCGGTTTCGGCCGGAGACCGATCAGCGAAGATCTATCTAAAAAATTCAACCAGCGGAGAAGTCGGGATCAAATGGTGCCATATTTTCCTGCTGGGATTCCCGGGAGCCTGATATGAGTACAAATTATCCAAGCGCGCTCGATTCTTATACGACTAAGATTGACCTGGTCACCGATGTAATGGCAGCGGATATTAATAATCCGCAAGATGCTATTATTGCGATTGAAACAGAATTGGGACTGGATCCCAGAGGAAGTTATACGGATGTCTCTGCACGAATTACCGATTACGCAGCCCGAATCGCAAACCTTGAAATTGGCTGGGTAGCGCTCCCAAATGGAACGCGAGTCAGCGATACCAGTTTCACGCTGCCAGGGGATTATTCTGGAGTCTTGAAAAATTTCGCAAAATGGAAAGGATTTCTTTCAAGTCAAAAATATGGGTATGTGTTAAGTAGCAGCTATTCTTCTGGAACAGGTTTAACGACTGTCAATTTAGTACCCAATTCAGATTATAGTCTCTCGGTAGGAGGAACTATCACGGGCATGTTCGTGAGTTTTGGAAATCCCCCAGATTTTACTGTCTGGTTTTCCTGGCCTGCAAGCTCATTGACAGGTGTAATTCTTGGTAATGGGAGCATAGCTGCGAAATTCTCAATCTCTGACAAAAAATTGTTTTTTGACTTTATTTTGACCTTTGGGACTACTACAACTATAGCGGCATATGGAGAGTTTAGCTTCAATTTACCGATGACGGTATCACCGACAGAGGTAAGCACTGTTACAGGTGACTTTCGAGATACTGGTTCAGGCAATCATCTTGTTGTAGCTGTGTTAGGTGTATCTAGGTGCTACTTATACCGAGCGGTCCCAACAAGCATAAGTGTTGCGAGTGGATTAATTGACGCTAATTCGCCTTTCAGTTGGGCAAATGGCGACCAAATTGGGGCTACTGGTTGGGCTAGGCTAACATAAAATCGAGGGTCAAGTCTGCCAGGACTTGACCCTCTCACCAACCAGTTGCACACACAACCGGTAGGCTTCAAATTCTCACGATGAAACAAAAAATCGCCAAAAAGTGGGCGCGAGAGGGCTCGAACCTCCGAACCTCACGGATGTGAACCGTGCGCTCTAACCAACTGAGCTACGCGCCCGTAGCGGATGTGATTATAGCAGATGGCTGCTGGTTTGACAAGCAAATCGCTTGTTTTTAGCCAAAGCGGCCGGTGACGTAATCTTGAGTTTCTTTGACCCTGGGGTTGATGAAAAGCTGCTTATCTTCGCCATACTCTACCAGACGGCCCTGAAGGAAGAACGCGGCGTAATCAGCCACACGGGCAGCCTGCTGGACGTTATGCGGGACGAGGACGAAGGTGTATTGATCGCGCAGCTCGATCATCAGGCTTTCGATTTTGGCGGTTGAGACTGGGTCGAGGGCGGAAGTAGGTTCGTCGAGCAAAACGACTTCCGGCTCCAGGGCCAGAACGCGCGCCAGGCACAGGCGCTGTTGCTGACCGCCGGAAATGGCGTTGGCAGGGTCTTCCAGGCGGTCATAGACTTCATCCCACAGGACGGCCAGATGCAGGGCTTTCTCGACGGCCTCGTCCAGGCGAGCTTTGCGGTTTTCGCCCATCAGGCGCAGGCCATAAGCGACATTTTCGTAGATGCTGAGCGGCAGGGTTACCGGACGGGAGAACACCATGCCGATTTTTCGGCGCAGGTTGATGACATCCACATCGGGGTCAAGAATATTCTGTCCGTGGAACAGGACTTTTCCAGACAGGGCCCGTACATCGGCCAGGTCGTTCAGACGGTTCAATGCGCGCAGCAGCGAGGATTTCCCGCCGCCGGCCGGCCCGAAAAAGACATTGACGGCATTGGCCACCACGTTGACGCTGACGTCGTGCAGGCTTTCCACGCCGTCTGAATAGACCAGATTCAGATCCTCGATGATGATTTTATTTTCCACAGGTCTATCCTCGTTTTACCACTGGCGCTTAGAACGGGCACGGTTGCGAATTAAAGTGGCGATCAGGTTCATCCCCAATACAAACACCAGCAAGACCAATACGGTCCCGTACTGAATGGTCACGGGCATTCCCGGTACTGAGGTGGAAATGACAAAAATATGGTAGGGCAGCGCCATTGTGGCGTCCATTGGTGAACCGGGCAGGCGCGGCAGGAAGAAGGAAGCTCCGGTAAACAAGATTGGGGCGGTTTCTCCGGCGGCGCGTTCCAGGCCGAGAATGACGCCGGTAATAACGCCTGGCAATGCCTGCGGCAGCGTGATGCGCCAGATGGTCTGCCAGCGTGTGCCGCCCAGGGAGGTGCTGACGACGCGGAAGGAGTTGGGCACGGAGCGCAGCGCTTCTTCGGTCGTGGAAATGATCACCGGCAGGGTCATAATTGAAAGCGTCAGCGACGCGGAGAGAATGCTTGTGCCAAAGTTGAGGAAGATCACGAACAATCCCAGGCCGAACAGGCCATATACGACCGATGGAATCCCGGCCAGATTGACAATCGCAATGCGGATCAGGCGCGTGGCGCGGTTATCAGGCGCGTATTCGGCGATGTAAATACCGGCGGCGACCCCCAGCGGCACGGAAAAGATAGCTGTCCCGATGGTCAGGTAAAAGGTTCCTAAAATGGCCGGCCAGATGCCGCCAGAGCGCATTCCGTCACTGGGCATGGCACTGATAAACTCCCATGAGATGGCCGGCGCGCCGCGGACGATAATATAAAGGATGATGGCAATGACCGGAATAGCGGTCAGCAGGGTGATGCCGCGCAGCAGCCAGAAACCGATGGTTTCTTTTTGACGCGCATGAGTTGGCTGAAAACTTGAATCCATGGCAGGCCCTCTCAGGAAAGCAGCCGCTCTGCGCGCTTACGGCTGCGCAGGGTCAGCGAGGAGGCGACGATATTCACGATTAGGGTGACCAGGAACAGGATGATCCCGATCAAAAACAAGACATGGTAATGCGGTGAACCGGTGGCAACTTCACCCATTTCTGAAGCAATGGTGGCCGTCATGGTGCGGATGGGCAGAAACAGCGCGT